GATTGGAATGAGGTTGTTCTTAATCAAATTAAAATTGAAAAGATTTTAGCTATTCCTTCTAATTGGAGTGATGATGATATTGAAAATGAAAAAATATTAAAACAACTTAAGCAAAAATACAAAAATGTAGAAGTTGCAAATAAAGAATCTGATATTCAAAATTTTATTAAAAAGAATGGTGGAAGTGTCATCGAATCCATAAATCAAATTAAAGATTTAATAATGGAAGGTGGTGCATACGGACATATGAATCACCCTTTTGATGTTCAGATGAATCTTACATTTGCGGATTTAAAAAATATTGTTAAGAAAGCATTAAGTGGTAAGTTGGAATTAGCTAGAGAGAAGACAGATGGACAGGCATTGGCTATTAGTTGGGTAAATGGTAGATTGGTGGCAGCTAGAAACAAATCACATTTAAAGAGTAAAGGTAAAGATGCAATGGGAGTTCAGGATGTAATCAGTAAGTTTGCTGGTAGAGGTTCTGTATCAGATGCATTTAGTTTTGCGATTAAAGATTTGGAATCAGCGGTAAAAGGATTATCGGATAAAGATAAAAAAGATATATTCAAAGATGGTAAATGTTTTATGAATTGTGAAATCATTTATCCTGAGAATACAAACGTAGTTCCTTATGGTACATCATTATTAGTATTTCATGGAACAATGGAATATAATGAAACGGGTGATGCAGTAGGAGAGAATCCTGCAGCAGGAGCTAAATTGGCGGCAATGATTAAAAAGATAAACGCAGATGTTCAATCTAAGTTTACATTACAAGGGCCTCCGATTCAAAAATTACCTGTTAATAAAGATTTGAAAGCTAAACAACCTGTATATTTAGGAATGATTTCGAAATTACAATCTGAGTTTGGGTTAACTGATAAGAATGGTGTAGCGGATTATCATCAGGCTTGGTGGAGACAATTCGTTGATAAAAACGCATCTTCATTAGATGAACAACAAAAGATAGGATTAGTTAAGAGATGGGCATTTGGAGATAAGAGTTTCCGTTTAGCTGATATTAAAGATACTAAATTAAAAGCGTGGGCAGACCAAACCGATAAGAAAGACCAGGCTAAAATAACAAAGGATAACCTTCTTAAATTTGAAGAGATATTCTTAGGTGTTGGGGCAGATGTACTTTCGTTTATGACATCAGTTTTAACTGCGAATCCGGAAGCGGCTAAACAACAGATGGTTGGTAGATTAGAAACTGCTATATCTTCTATTAAAGCAACCGGTGATGCGAAAAACTTAGCTAAATTAGAAATAGAATTAGCTAGATTAAATGCGTTAGGTGGGTTTGATAAAATTGTTCCAAATGAAGGTATTGTATTTTCTTATAAGGGAGCTACATACAAATTGACTGGAGCATTTGCACCATTGAACCAAATTTTAGGAATCTTCACATTCAGTAGATAATGGAATTATATACTTCAAAGATAAAGTTCGATTCGGAATTATTATTAAAAGAAATAAAATCTCAGTATGATACTAGCTCAATTTCTCCGGAAACTCCTAACGTTTCAATGCATAATTTAGATAAGGTATATCAACTTCCTAAGTTAGGAGTATTCAATGAATTGATTCTTCCTATATTCGAAGGAATGGAAATCGATAATATATTTTTATTTTTTACACATTCATCTGGGCAGTTAAATTGGCATAAAGATGGTGGACATGAATATAGGAGATTTATATTACCTATAGTTTCAAATGAAAAATGTATAAATTGGTTCAGAATAGATGATGTGGAATATAACACTAAATTTGAAGATGGTAGAATACATTGGTTTGATTCACAGAAAATAGAACATAATATAATAAATACAGGTGATACTATTAGGGTTGCTTATTTATTGGATATGAAGTGGGAATCTAGTTCTATGAAAAATGTTTTGGAAAATAGGTTTGATAGGCACAATCTATTTGTTTAATTCTAATATTTATTACTATAATATTCCCTAATGAACAAACCGGTAACCGAATGTATTATTGTATCTAAGGAGGTTAATGATAAATTTATCCTAGCAAAGAATAGAGATAGAGCATATAAACCTAAATTAGAAATAGTCCATACCATTATAGATGGTGTAGAAGTTGCATATTTACATGATATAATCACCGATTGGAGTGAGGGTATGAATGCAAATGGTATAGGAGTAATTAATTCGGCACTATTAGTTGGTCACGATGAAGCGGAACATAAGATTGTAAAGAAAGGTGGTAAACAAGGACCAGATGGTGATAAGATGAGAAACATCATAAAACAACCTACTCTTAAAGATGCAATCAAAGCTGCACTTACATATAAAGGTAAATCAAAGCTTTCACTTAAAGGTCATACCTTCGTATCATCTCCAAAACATATGGTTAGTATTGAAACTACATCAAAACATAAACCTGATATAAAACTACAGAATACTGAAAGTCCTGTAGTTAGAACTAATCATGGACACGTATTTACAGATGCGGGATATACTAACGGAATTAAATATCTATCTTCTAAGATGAGAAAAACATCTGCTGAAAAATCAGTAGATAAAGTAAGTGATTGGACAGAGATAGCTGCGGCAATGAGAAAGGAATTTTTTAAAACAGATTCACAATTAAATATGAGAAGACAAACAGATGAAATGTGGACATCTTCTCAGACGGTAATGAATCTTACTGATAGAATACTACAGATAAACTACTTTGAAAGTAAGGTAGAATCATTTGAAGGAGTTAGAACTGAATTGCCAGATGGGTACACTCCTAAGATTAAGATTGAGGTTGTAAAATTACCTTAATCTTATTTTCCATAATATATATAGATATACAAAATAGGTTATATGGCTAAAGAATTTAGAAAAGATTTAATGCATAAAACCCGCCGAGAATTGGTGGATTTTGTGTTTAGAGGGGAAGAACCAAACAGAGCATTTGGTTACGAAAAATTCAACCCACACACTAAGAGGGAAATTGGTGAAATATGGGAAGATGATGTTTATCGATATGAACAGAAAGAAGGGTTTGTGCTAAAAACAGGTAAAAATCACGAGGCGTTTCAATCAGCAAGAGAATTTTTAAGAGAAAAGGATAATTGTAAAAATCCGGAATGTTCTAAACAAAAATACGGACCTAATGATAAGATATTAATCAAAGAGTCTGGATTCTGTATAGATTGTAATATAGAAATGGATACCGAAGCCGAAAAGCTAAATATCCACGATGATTACAAAAACTATAGATTATTTGGAAGAGCTATTGATATGGCTAAAGAAGCAAAGACTCAAATTGAAGATGGTATCAAAGAATTGAAACCACATTATGAGCAAGTTTTAGAGGATGGAAGAATTGAGATATGGCATTTACCAAAGCCGATAGATGAAATGAAAGCGGAAATGGAAGAAGAAATTGCTAATATCGAAAAAGGATTATCAGAATTAGAGGAGGATATAGTTATATATGAGGAAAGAGTGAGGGGGGTAGATAATCCGATACTAAATAGATTATTTTAATGCAAGATAAACAATTATCTTTAAAGGATGTAATTAGACAAGAGTATGTTAAATGTGCGGCAGACCCCGTATATTTCATGCGTAAGTATTGTAAGATTCAACATCCTACAAAAGGTAAGTTAAGGTTTGAGTTATTTCCATATCAGGAAAAAACTTTATTACAATTTAAAGAACATCGGTATAACTTAGTTCTTAAATCCCGTCAAACAGGTATCTCCACATTAACCGCTGGTTATTCTCTGTGGAAGATGATATTCAATCAAGATTATAACGTACTTGTTATTGCGATTAAGCAGGAAGTTGCTAAAAACTTAGTAACTAAGGTAAGGGTTATGTATGATAACTTACCGAGTTGGTTAAAGGTAGCAACACAGGAAGATAACAAACTCTCATTACGATTAGTAAATGGTTCACAAGTAAAGGCTATTCCATCTTCACCTGATGCAGGTCGTTCGGAAGCCTTATCACTATTGGTTGTTGATGAGGCAGCTTTCGTACCGGATATTAATGAGATTTGGGCATCTGCAACTCCGGCCCTATCAACGGGTGGTAGTTGTATAGCACTTTCTACACCGAATGGTGTGGGTAATTGGTTTCACAAACAATGGGTAGGTTCGGAGGAAGGAACAAATGAGTTCAACCCAATCCATCTACATTGGACTGTTCACCCTGAAAGAGACCAGAGATGGAGAGATGAACAAACAAAAGTATTGGGAGAGAAGTTGGCGGCACAAGAGTGTGATTGTGACTTTATATCTTCCGGTGATACGGTAATATCTCCTGAAATCCTAATGTGGTATAAGGAAACATTTGTTAAAGACCCGGTTGAAAAGGGTGGATGGGATGGAAATTATTGGAAATGGGAATACCCTGATTACAATAAATCTTATATGGTTGTAGCCGACGTTGCCAGAGGTGATGCATCGGATTACTCCGCTTTCCACGTTATGGATGTAGTTAATAATGTGCAGGTTGCTGAATATAGAGGTAAGATAGATACAAAGGAATTTGGTAACTTCTTAGTTTCAGTTGCAACGGATTATAATAATGCACTATTAGTTGTGGAGAATGCAAATATTGGGTGGGCGGCATTACAACAAGTAATAGATAGGGGGTATAACAATGTATATTATCAAACATCTGATTACAAATATATTGATGTAGAAAAACAATATACTAACAAATACGGAGCAGAGGATAGAAGACAGGTAGCAGGATTTACAACATCGGCTAAAACCCGTCCTCTTATGATATCTAAATTGGATGAATACTTTAGAGAAAAATCGGTGGTAATCCAATCGATGCGAACAATAGATGAGTTATTTACCTTTATATGGTACACAAACAGAGCGGAAGCTATGAGAGGATATAATGATGACTTAACGATGTGTTTGGCAATTGGGTTATGGGTGAGGGATACTGCACTACGTTTAAGACAAGAAAGAATGGATTTAGTTAAGCAAGGATTAAACTCTTTTTCATCAACTGGAGTGGATGATGGAGTATATAATCATCAATCTTTCCAAAGAAATCCGTATGAAATGGATTTAGGTATGGAAAAAGAAGATGTAAGATGGTTATTTTAATATTTATATTAAGTTTACCTATATAATAGTGTTTTTGGAGTAGATTTATTATATATATGTATATATGGTATAGTTTTTAGGATTATAGAAAATAAATAAAAAATGGCAGAACAAAGTAATTCTTTTTTTGATAGATTACGAAAGGTATTTTCTACCGGAGTAGTTGTTAAAAAAGAAGGTAATAAGACTAGGGTAGTAGATACTGAAAACAGTCAGCAAGTAACAAACCTTAAATCTTTAAAGGATAGATTTTATAGATTGCAAACTGGATATACACAAGATGTATATCAGACACAATTATCATATCAAGTAATTCGTAGAGAGTTATTCTTAGATTATGATGCAATGGATAATGACCCGATACTTTCATCGGCATTAGATATCTATGCGGATGAATCAACTACAAAAAATGAATACGGAGATGTTCTTACTATTAAAACAGAAAACCAACAAGTTAAAGAGGTATTAGAGAGTTTATTCTATGATACAATGAATATTGAATTCAATCTTTGGCCGTGGGTTAGAAACCTATGTAAGTATGGAGATTGTTTTATTACATTAGAAATTGCTGAAGGAGAAGGTGTTATAAACGTACACCCTCAATCGGTTTACTATGTAACACGAACTGAAGGATTAAATGACCCTCAGAGAATTAATAGAAAAGAACAAGGTATTAAATTCACCGTTGACCCAGATAAATTTGGTAAGCATGAGTATGATAACTTTGAAATGGCTCACTTCCGTTTGTATTCAGATACCAACTATCTACCTTATGGTAAATCAATGTTGGAAAATGCAAGAAGATTGTGGAAACAAATTACATTGATGGAAGATGCGATGATGATACATCGTATTATGAGAGCTCCTGAAAAGAGAATATTTAAAATTGATATTGGTAGTATCCCTCCACAAGAGGTTGATAACTATATGCAAAAGATTATCAATAAGATTAAGAAAACTCCTTTTCAAGACCAAAAAACAGGAGATTATAATCTTAAGTATAATATGATGAACATCACAGAGGATTTCTTTATGCCTGTAAGGGGCGGGGATAGTGGTACATCAATTGATACGTTAGGAGGATTACAATATACTGCGATAGAAGATATTGATTATTTAAAGGCTAAATTATTTGCGGCACTTAAAGTTCCAAAGGCTTTCTTAGGATATGAAGAGGATATCAATGGTAAAGCTACATTAGCGGCGGAGGATATCCGTTTCGCTAGAACAATCGAAAGAATACAAAGAGTAGTAGTATCTGAATTAACTCAGATAGCTATTGCACACTTAATTGCACAAGGAGTTGAGGGTATGGATGCGGTTGATTTTAAATTAGAATTAACTAATCCATCTACAATCTATGAGCAAGAGAAAATTAACTTATGGGCTGAGAAAGTTAGATTGGCAACCGATATGAAAGCATTAAAGTTGTTATCTAATGATTGGATTTATCAAAACATATTTAAACTTTCTACTGAAGAAATAGATGAAGAAAGAACAAATGTAGTTTATGATACATTCGATTTAAACCGATTAAATAAGATTGAACAAGAAGGAGTAGACCCATACGAAGAAGAACCTCAACAACCAGGTGGAGAACAACCAGCAGAAGGTGAGCAACCGGCTGAAGGAGAACAACCTGAAACGGGTATGATGGCAGAACCTGCAGATGAACAACCTACACAAGAAGCAGCAGATGCTAGTGCAGAAAATGGTAAATTAGGAGGTAGACCACAAATGACAGGAGATAATGGTACAGATGATAATGCATTTGGAAGAGACCCGTTGGGTAAAGGTGATATAACTCGTAATTTTGGAAGAGAGACTCGACATAAAAGAATCGGTGAAAAACTTAAGAGTATTTCCGATAAAGATAAGAAATTAAGAGATGCGATACGAAATAAAATTAAATCAAATAACGCTAGAAAAGCGGGTAAAAAGATTATAAGCGAGGATATAAACGGATTAAGTGATGATACGGGTTCACTATTAGATGATAAAAATATCTTACCAGATGTGTAAAAATCACTTATCCAAAGTTTCCTAATATTTATAGAAGTAATATTTACATATATAGTAAAGAAAAAACAATAAATTCTGATGAAAGTTAAACACTCAAAGTTTAAGAATACTGCTATTTTGTTTGAACTACTTGTCAAACAAATTACACACGAGGTATTATCAAATTCGACAAAAAATGTATCTGAGAAGATTATAAAGGAGTTTTTTAGTTCAAACAAAGAGTTGGCTAAAGAATTGAGATTATATAATCAAATCGTTAAAGAAAAGTATTCTTCAATTGATGATGCTAAGTTATTCTTAGAAGAGGTGGCTAAGGAAAGGGTGAAGTTAGATGAGAATAAACTAAATAGAGAAAAGTATAATCTTATCAAAACAATAAAGGAATCCTATGATTTGGATAAATTTTTATCGTCAAATCTACAGAATTATAAATTATTAGCTTCTGTTTATAAGATATTTGAAACTAAAACATTAGGTAGAAAGGTTGAGATTAGAGATTTCATCGATTCCAATAATACTATTTTAGAGCACGTTACAAATAAAAGAATCGCTACTAAACCTACCGATACCTTATATGAATCGTTTAAACAACAATCAGAAGATTTAAGATTGTTAACTTATAAATTATTAATAGAAAACTTCAATAAGAAGTATTCTAATTTAGATGATTCTCAAAAAGGATTACTTAGAGAATTCATCAATAACGTAACAAATACATCTACTTTTCCTAAATTCATTGAAGAGGAAACTAAAAAGGTATTGAGTAATTTAATAAAGGAATCAAAGACGATTAATGATAAAGTAACTAAGATTAAGATATCAGAAATGATTAAACTTTATAAATCGGAAAAATTCCTTAAAGAGAATCAAGAAAAGCAAGTTTCGGTTTTAATGCTTACATATGAATTATTAAAAGAAGTTAAAAATGTCAACTCAACTAGAAGCGTTAAAAAATAGTATCAGAGAAATACTTTCTGAAATAGAAAAGGAAGAAGAAGATAAATTGAAAAAAGAGGTAACTGTTACAGGAGATGTAGCAGGATTCGATACTCCTCGTGCATTTTCTAATAATGGTACTCACAAAGCGGGGTATGTAAAAAGAATGGCGGGATTAACTGGATATTCAGCAGTTAACGAAAACAGATTTCAAAAATTAAGATTAGACCAAACTATGACACCAAACCAAAAGATTGGGTTGGGGGTTAGGGAAATCCGTAGAAAGATTGATGAAATCGAAAAATTCTTAGAATGGTATGGTAAAATCAAAAAAGAAAACTCTCTAAAAGGTGAAAACTTTTGGAAAAGAACTAATCACCATATTTATAGAATAAAGGAAAGGTTATCTAACATTGGTAAAAACGTAACCACCTTAAGAAAATAAATTAGGAATCCCTATGAAAATAACTAGAGAGCAATTAAGAAGCATCGTTGGAGAAGTATTACAAGAAGAAAAGGATTATCAATCATTCTTTCAGGCTATGCTAAAGAAGCATGGTGTATCTTCGCCAGATGAATTCAAATCAGATGAAGAGAAGAAAGCATTTTTCAATAAAGTAGAAGATACTTGGAAAGGTGTAAGTGAAAGATTAACTCAATTAAAAGAAGATGAGTTAACCGCTAAGCAACAAAAAATAGATTTAAATAAAAACGGAAAAGTTGACGGAGATGACTTATCTAAATTAAGAGGGGGTGCAAAAACAGAAGCGGAATTATCAGCAGCACAACAAAAGATAGATTTAAACAAAAACGGAAAAGTTGATGGTGATGATTTATCTAAACTTAGAGCCGGTGCAAAAACTGAAGGAGAAGAGGAATTACCTCAGACTAAGATATTAAGTAAAGAAGGTGAAACTTTAGTTAAGAGTGGTGCTGGTAAAATGTATAATATTACAAAAGTAAACGAATCTAAAGAATCGGACATCTTGGCAAAAATAGAAAAGTTAAGAGTAGATGCTGAAGCAGGTAAAATCAAAACTTTAGACCAATTTTTAGATAAGTTTAAACCATTACAAAAACAATTAAAGACATTGGGTGAATCAGTAAACGAAGGTGCAAAACCAACTATTAAAGTTGTAAATAAACTTAAAAATGAAGAAGGTATTCAAATAGTAGTAACTAAAACTACTGATGGTGATACAATGTATGGTGGATTTGTAGTTCGTGGTAAACTTCAAAAAATGATTCCAGTTGGTGCAAATGATTCTAAAGAAGGTGTTAAAAAAAGAGCATTACAGATTTGGGATGAGTTTGGGAAACAATTGGGTGAGAATAAAAAAATAAACGAAGGAGTTTCTTCTGGTGATATGGATAAAATCAAATCAGCGGTAGAAGCAGCATCTTCATTTATGGGAGTAGGTAGTGAGTTAAAGAAATTAGGTATAAAATATACTTTTGCTACCGAACCATTAGCAATCTACATAGTTCAACCAACTCCAAATAACAAAGTTGCAATCGTTAATAAGAGATATGCAACTAAACCTGATTTTGTAGTAGGTGATATTGCAGTTGGTATAATGGAAGGTAAAGGTAAAGTTAAACTAAATAAGTAAAATGAAATCACTTTTAATAGAAACAAAATTATTTGAGGGAAAGATTAACGAAGACGAAAACGGAGTAGTTTTGGTTAAAGGTGTATTACAAAGAGCGGATGCACAAAACCAGAATGGTAGAGTGTACCCAAAAGAAATATTAGAAAGAGAGGTTAAGAAATATCAACAACTTATTACAGAGAAAAGAGCATTGGGTGAATTAGACCATCCAGAATCATCTGTAGTTAGTTTGAAGAATGTATCCCATAACATAAGAGAATGCTATTGGAAAGGAGATGATGTGGTAGGTGTCGTAGAGATATTACCAACTCCATCTGGTAACATATTAAAAGAATTATTAAAAGCGGGAATCCGTTTAGGTATCTCAAGTAGAGGTATGGGCTCAGTTCAATCCATTGGAGATAATAAAGTAATGGTGGCTGAAGATTTTGAATTGATTGGGTGGGATTTTGTATCAAACCCATCAACTCAGGGTGCATTTATGGAAAACTTAAATGAATCAGTATCTTCTAAGAAACAAATTAACGAAACATACGGAACAGATGTATGTGGAGAATGGTGCAGAACACAACATTTAATTAGAGAAATTATAGAAGAGTTAGCATAATATGCCAGCACGAATTATAATAAAAGTTAAACAAGGTTCATCCAAAGAAGAGAGCAATCGTAATGTAGAAAAGGCTCTGAAAGATTACAAAAACAAAGTTTTTAAGCTAAAAATAACGCAGGAATTGCGTGATAGGAAGGAATTTTTGAAACCTTCTGTAAAGAAAAGATTACAAAAAGAAAAAGCAAAAAGAAAAAATAATTTTAATTTTCTTTAGTTTTCTATAATTGTTATATACTTATATGTAATTGATTCGAATATTCCATCTCTATATGGAATCACATATAATCAAATAATCTTATTTAGGCACACACTCATTAGCCTAACACAATCAAAAAGTAAAATGAATAGTAAACTTTTGAAAGAAGCAATCGCAGATGCTAAAGCGGTTCGTGAAACAGCATTAGCAAACGCAAAAATCGCTCTTGAAGAGGCTTTTACTCCTAAATTACAATCTATGCTTTCTAAAAAATTATCAGAGGAATTAGAAGGCGATGAAAGTGAAGAAGAAGTAGAATTGACTCAGGAGAATGATGTATCTTCAGAAATCGGCGGTGGTGATGGTACTAAAATGCCAGCAGCTAAAGCTTTCAGTTCAGCAGCGGAATCAGATGAATTAGCAGCAGCAGATGTAGATAAAATCTCTGCAGCAGTAGGTTCAGAAGACGAGAATGCTGAGAAAGTAGCAGGAATCACAGAAGGCGAGGAAGTAGAAGATGTCGAGGGAGCAACTCCTGGAACAGGTATGAATTACAACGAAGAAGAGACAATGGATGACGTTGACTCTGAAATCGATGAAATTATCAAAGAATTGGAAGCAGCAGCTGATGATGAAGAATCATACGCAACAACTGAAGGTGAAGAAGAGGAAGCAGCTCCTGTAGCTGAACCAACTGAAGAGCCTGCAGCTGAAGAGCCAGTAGCTGAAGAAGATGAAATTGACTTAGATGAAATTCTAAGAGAAATGGGATACGGAGATGAGCCTACAGAAGAAGCACCTGTTGCTACTGAAGGTGAAGAATCTGAAGAAGAATTAGATGCATTGAAAGCAGAATTAAAATCAGTTCAGTCTGAATTAGGTGAAGCTATCAGCGTAATCAAATCTTTAAAAGGTACAATCAACGAAGTAAACCTTTTGAATGCTAAATTATTGTATGTGAACAAATTGTTCCGTTCATTCAATTTAACAAACGAACAAAAATCTAAAGTTGTTGAAACATTAGATAGAACTAAAAATGTAAGAGAAGTTAAGTTAGTATTCTCAACAATTGCTGAAAGTTTCAAATTTGGAAACGGAGCAACTAAGAAAGTAACTGCTAAAATTACAGAAAGTTATGCATCAAAGCCGGCGGCTTCTACTGCACCAAAGCAAATTATCGCTGAAGATAATTCTGCATCAGATAGATTCAAAAAATTAGCTGGTATTATCAAGTAATTGAACAAAAAATTTAAAAAAATAACAAAATGGCAAACTTTAATGTTAAATCATTATTAGAGGCGAAAAACCCTCAGACCGTTATGTTGGAGCAAACAAGAGGATTGAAAACAAAATGGTCTAAGACTGGTTTGTTAGAAGGCCTTAAAGATAGAGACCAACATTCAATGGCAGTGCTTTTGGAAAACCAAGCACAACAATTATTACAAGAATCATCACAAACTAACGCTAACGGACAAGGTTCTGAAGAGTGGAGTGGTGTTGCTTTACCATTGGTAAGAAGAATCTTTGGTGAAATTGCAGCGAAGGAATTCGTTTCAGTTCAACCAATGAACTTACCTTCTGGTCTTATCTTCTTTATGGACTTCAAATATGGTTCAACTAAAGGTGGTAAAACTGCTTTAGATTCTTTATATGGCACTGGTTCTAAGTTCGGTAGAACTGAAACTGCTGCTGGTGGTTTATATGGCGAAGGTGCTTATGGTTATTCATTGGCTCCAACTTCATCTGCAGCTACAGTAGCAACTACAATTGCTTCTGCATCTTGGGCTGATTTCGGATTCGATGCTAACTACTCTGCATCTTTCAACACAAGTGCTGCAACATCTGCATACTTTAAGAAATTAACAATCGCTGCATCTGCATTAACTAACGTTGATGTTGAAGCTGTTAAGTTAATTGATTTAGTAGATGCTACTAACATCGATGTTGAATATCCTGCTTTCTATAAGCATGATTATGCTGGAAATAACTTAGTGTTATTTGCAAAAGTTAAGAACCCTATTTCGGCTTCTACTTCTGTAAACTTATCTTCTGTTAAGTTCCAAACTCAACCAATCTCTTACCAAAGAGGTGACTTTGAAGACCAAAACCCAATCGCTAATGGTGCAAACCAATTAAGTGGTACTAACTTAAACATCCCTGAAATCGACTTAGAATTAAAGAGCGAATCAATCGTTGCTAAGACTCGTAAGTTGAAAGCAGTATGGACTCCTGAGTTGGCACAAGATTTAAATGCTTACCACTCAATTGATGCTGAAGCAGAATTAACTTCAATGTTATCTGAATACATCTCTTTAGAAATCGACTTAGAAATCTTAGATATGTTACAAGTTAACGCATTGACAGTTGATTATTGGTCAGCAACTGTGGGTGAAGAATACAACCCAGCAGCTGGTACTTGGACTGCAGGTTCTTCTGCATTAGCATACCAAAAAGCTACATGGTTCCAGACTTTAGGTGTTAAATTGAACAAAGTATCTAACAAGATACATCAATTAACAATGAGAGGTGGAGCTAACTTTATCGTTGCATCTCCAGATGTATGTACTATTTTAGAATCAATCCCAGGATTCCACGTGAATGCTGAGAAAGATGCATTACAATTTGCAGCTGGTGTTTCTGTAGTAGGTTCAATCTCTAACAGATACACAGTTTACAAAAACCCTTACATGACTTCTAACCAAATCTTGTTAGGATTTAAAGGTTCAAACTTCTTGGAGACTGGAGCGGTTTACGCACCATATGTACCATTGATTATGACTCCTTTAGTGTACGACCCAGACAACTTTACTCCACGTAGAGGTGTTATGACTAGATACGCTAAGAAAATCGTAAGACCTGAGTTCTACGGTAGAATCTATGTTAAAGATTTATCTTCTATCTAATCTGAATTGATTAGGTTAAGTTAACTTACATAATAAAAGAGAGGGGTGAGAAATCACCCCTTTTTTTGTGTCTTTATATTTAAATTTATGAGGTTACATACAATAAAGGATAAGTACGAAATAGGTAAAATTAAAACCTATGAAGATGTACCAGGGTGGATTGGTTGTGCAGAGGATATCTATGGATTAGTATTCAAAGAATTAAATGATGGAGATTCAATAGTAGAGATTGGAACATTTTTCGGTCAATCTACAATCTTTATGGCTTCTCTTATAAAAGAAAGTGGAAAAAAAATAAAGTTTGATACAATAGATTCCCTTTGGCAAATAGATGCGGATGTGAGAAGGGGAGACCATCCTAAATCATTTTACGATTACAGATTTTCCGAACAGCTTAAGGATATCCCAATTGATGAGTTAATCAAAGCCCATTATCGATTATGTGGGGTGGATGAGTATATTAACCTTATGATAGGTGATAGTAGATGGTTATGGAAATGGTATGATGAGGAATCCTTACAATTTGTTTACATAGATGGAGACCATAATTATGAAATAGTTAAGTTGGATATTGATAATTGGTGGAGTAGAGTTAAAGTAGGTGGATACTTAGGGGGAGATGATATAGATGCTTATCCATCGGTTATGAAAGCAATGAATGAGTTAATTGAGAGAGAAAAAATACCAAATCACAAGATTCAGATATTTCCAAACTCTTTTTTAATTAGGAAGTGATATTTATAGATGTATAATTAAATTTAATATAAATGGAAGAATTGGCTTCGGTGTTTTTTCACAGCAGAACTCAGGCTCATGTGTTTCATACTAGAGTTAGAGGAACTGGGGCATTAGCATTACACTTGGCATTAGAAGGATATTACACAGAAATAATACCTTTAATAGATGGATTAGTTGAATCGTATCAAGGTATGTATGGATTAATAGAGTATAAGGATGTAAAGGGAGTGGATAATAATGCAGAAAAAGATAATATCATTAATTATTTTACTAAACTATGTACATATTTAGAAGCTGCTAGAAAAAATGAGAAGTTACAACATAGTTGGATGCAAAATGATATAGATAATATAGCTACGTTATTATATTCAACGAAATACAAATTAATTAATTTAGGTTAATCGTATTTCTGATATTTATATATTAAAGAACAAAATTAATGGCAGCAGCGAGATATTCATTTGTAATAGAGCAAGGAGCAACTACTAACATACAACTAACATGGCAAGATGAGAGTGGTAGTGTAAACCTTTCTGGATACGGAGGAAGAATGCAAATCAGACCAGCCGCTACATCTGAAACCGTTTATTTATCACTAAGTTCATCACGACAAACAGATGGTACGGGATTAAATATGAGTGGCTCTGATGGAGTAACTGCGGTTCAAAGTGGTTCTATTGGAATATACATTTCAGCAGCTACCTCTTCTTTATTAAATTTTGATACTGCTTACTATGATTTAGAAATGGTGAGTGGTAATGAGGTTACGAGATTATTAGAAGGACAAGTGAAATTGTCAAAAAATGTAACCCGATAAGATGTCTGTAACATTAGTAAATAACTCACCGCAATTAACAGTAGCAACCGCAGGAACAAGAGGGTTGACAGGAGCTCATGTAGTAAATGCTTCATTCTCTGGTTCTAATTTAATTATAACACTTTCCGATGGGACAGTTATAAATGCGGGTGGTACAATATTATCATCAAGTGGTAGTAATAATTGGGTAGGGCAACAAGCGATAAACGGAAATGTAATCGTAACGGGTTCATTTATCTTATCAGGTTCAAATACTTTAGTAAACATTGGACCAGCTTCATTTAGCGGTTCTGTAAATATATCGGGTTCAACTACCATAACAGGAAGTTTAATTGTTAGTGGTGGAACTATAAACGTAATTGGAACAAATTTAATAAGTGCTTCACAAGGAGTAACTTTAGCTAATACAACTGGATATTCAACATTCAGTTCTTCGCTTTCACAATCATTATCACATTCTGTAGCTAATTTGAGTTCATCAATTGGTTCATTGAGTGGAAGTGTAACCGCAACAATTAATTCTAAATTTGGAAGTATTGTAGTAACACCTTTCTTAAGTAAATCAAACTATGAAAGTTATACATCTTCTATTGTAGAACCTAGATTAGCATCATTAGAAGGTGCAAGTGGTAGTATAAGATTAGCACATAACGTACATACAGCATCTGTTAATTCTACAACTGCATCAATAAATTTAGTAACTGCTTCATTGAACACAAAGACAGGTTCAATTGAAAACAGATTAATTTCATTAGAAACAAAATCAGGAAGTGTAACAACGGATTTATTAGCTTTATTCGTAAGTACATCTGTAGATGATGGTAGAATAAATTCATTAGAAGCGGCAACACAAAGTTTATTTGTATCCACTTCAAATCATGAAAGTAGAATAGATTTAGTAGAAGCTTTGACAGGTTCTATTCTTTCTATAACTGCTTCATTAAGTGCTTTTACATCTTCAGCTAATAGTAGATTAAATTCAATCGAAGCAGCATCTGCAAGTTGGGGAGCATCGACAAATATTTCTGCATTAAATACATTTAGTGCAAGTGTTAATACATTTAGTAGTTCAGTTAATACTGCAACGGCTTCATTAAATACATTTACTGCAAGTGCGAATACTTCAATTACTACTCTTAATATTAGAAGTGGTAGTTTAGTAGTATCGGCATCTTCTTTAGCAAGTTCAGCATCAGCTGTTTTAACTAGATTAACTCAATTAGAAAATACTTCAGCTTCGGTTAATACATTTACCGAAAGTGTTAATTCAACAACTGCAAATTTGAATACTCTTACTTCTAGTTTAGTAAGTAGTGGTAGTTCATTAGCTACATCGGCATCATCTGCGAAGAGTAGAATAGATGCGTTGGAAGTAAGTAGTGGTTCTCATAATTCATTTAGTGCGAGTGTGAATACATTTAGTAGTTCTGTTAATACACACACATCTTCGGTTAATACTGCAACTGCTTCAATAAACACATATACTGCATCATTAAAAACCGCAATAGATGTGACAGGTGGAACAACAACAATATTAGGAAATTTTGTTGTACAAGGAACTCAAATATCTATTAACACAACTAACTTAAAAGTTGCGGATAAACTTATAGAAATAGCAAGTGGTTCAACTACTGCAGCGATGGCGGATGGAGCCGGTATTTATATTAGTGGTGCAGATGCTAGTCTAACTTGGAATAATAACTTATCTAAGATTGCAATAAATAAAGGAGTTAGTGTAACAGGAGATATTGCAGTTAGTGGATTAGTAGATGGAGTAGAATTATCACAATTAAGTAGTTCATTTAATACTATAAGTTCTAGTTTATTGATAGCAAGTAGTTCATTCTCTGCATCAATATCTACGATTAATAGTGTAAATAATGCACAAAATACATATAGTGCATCTGTAAGTAATAGTTTAAATGCTATTAACTTACATACGTCATCTTTAAATACATTTACATCATCAACTTATTTACCATTCAGTACATCAGTTGATAGTAGGATATTAGCATTATCATCTTCATTAGGAGGTGGTGCAACTGGAAATAGAATAACTGCATTAGAAACAAGTGCATCATTATCAGCGGTTACAAATAGTGCTCAGGCTGGTGCTATATCAGGAATTGGTACAACGATTTCAAATTTAATAAGTACTACTGGAAGTACTATTATTCAGTTAAACGCTTTAAACGCTTCAGCTAGTGCAACTTTTGCAACCTCATCAGTTGTATCGGCTTCTATATTAAGTTTACAGAATCAAGATACTATATTACGTGGATTTACTGCTAGTATAGTAACTTGGATTGGTAATACCGGTACATTTGCAACTGCAAGTGCATCATTTGATAATAGAATCTCTTCTATCTCAGCAGAAATTGGTGGTGGTGCATCTGGTATTGGTTCAAGAGTTAATTCATTAGAACAATATACCGCATCAATTTCAACTGTTTCCGGTTCGGTTGTATCACAGAGTGTTAGAATTACGGCATTGGAAGCATCCGGTACTTATTTTGATACAAAAATAACCCAATTTAGTGGTAGTATTTCACAAAGTAGTCAATTTATCGGTAATCAATTTCCTGGATTCTCCGCTTCAATTGACCAAAGAGTCGCATCTGTTCAAAATATAATAAGTAATTTAAATTCAGGATTTGCTACAGATGGTGAATTGGTATCAGCTAGTGATTCCGCATCGAATTCTATAAATCAATTAAGATTAACAGGCTCATCTCTATCCGCTTCAGTTTGGGATGTAAGTAGTGGTTTATCATCTAGTATAGCAATTACTACAAATGGATTATCATCTAGTATAAATTTAAAGATACAAGATGTTTCGGGAAGTATTACTTCTAGAATTAATACATTAGTATTTGGAACAGGATTTTTAGAGAGAACCGTATATAACTCATTCGTAACATCTTCAAACCTAACAACCGCGAGTTTGAATTCATTCTCTGCATCAGTTAGATTAAGTGGTTCAATAATTAATACATTTACCGCATCTGTTAATACTTCAACTGCAAGTTTGAACACTTATACAGCTTCACTAAAAGGAGCTATAAATGCGGTGGGGGCAGACTTATATGTTAGTGGAAATATTATAGCACAACAATATATTGTAAGTACATCAACTTATTATGTAACAGAATCTAATTTTGATGGTAATCATACATTTGGTAACACTTATGGTGATAATCAAATAATAAATGGTACTTCAAATTTCTATGGTCAAATAAATTTATATCCTAGTGCTAGTGACCCGGTTGCTAATCCAGTTTGGTTAAATGTTAATTCATCTATAACTGCATCTGGAGTAGTTAGTGCATCTGCGTTCATAGGTATATTTAATGGAGCATTTAGTTCTTCAATTCAAACTAATGTAAGTGGGACAACAGGATTTAGTAACTTTACAAGTTCAATAAGTGAATCAATTAATACTGCAACATCTTCATTAAGTAGTTCGGTAAGTTCATCTATTAATTTATTAAGTGCATCTGTGGCATCAATAAATGCTTCTCAGGTATCAACTGCATCTTTAAACATAATTACAAGTTCATTATACAATACAACTCAATCTTTAAATAATTCAACTCAATCGTTGAATACATTTAGTGCAAGTGTGATTGCAACAGGTTCATTGATGAATACATTTACTTCATCGATTAATACTTTTAGTGCATCAGTTAGAGCAAGTGGTTCAATAATTAACACATTCACTTCATCAGTTAATACGTTTAGTGCTAGTGTAATTGCAACAGGTTCTATAATCAATACATTTACTTCATCTATTAACACATACACTTCTTCATTAAAAGGAGCAATTCAACCTAATGGGGTAAACTTAAATGTTAGTGGAAATTTATTTGTAAGTGGAAATATAGTAGCACAGAACTACATAGTGAGTTCTTCTGTAACTTATATGACTACTTCATTTAGTAGTGGTTCTACTACGTTTGGTAATGATGCAACTGATAACCATAATTTCACAGGTTCAGTTTATGTATTTGGAAGTATTTCATCTTCGACTACAATTACTGCGGCTACACATAGTGGGCATATTAGAGCTAATAACGCAGTAGTAAGTTCATCTCTTCAATTCGTTGAATATGGTGCATTATTAACATCATCTAATAGTGGAAGACAAGCGGTTAGTGGAACATTCATAGTATCTGGTTCTACATCTTTAACAGGAAGTACTACTATAGATTTAAGAGGTGTTCCATCTGGAAACTTTACCGTTCAAAATGGTGCAACTAGAATAGATTCAATATTATTTGTATCGGATAATGATTATGTATCAAATGCATATGTTGGCGGAGATATCAGAGTAGGTGATTACTTAGCAGGGGGATATACTGCTCATTATGATGGTGGTGTTCAAATTACCGGTTCATTGAGAGTAAATGCGGGACAAAACGGAAGTGGTTCATATTTCACAGGAAGTGTTCAAATTACCGGTAGTGTTAAAATTACGGGTAGTAATAGTACATTACAGGTGGGGGGAAATACATCTGTAAGTGGTAACTTCATCGGAACTACAATTTCAGCATCTTCAGCTGTAACCGCTTCTTCTTTAAGAGTTGAGGGATTAACTAGAATTAATGGAGAGTTTGATGTTGATAACACTACTATCACATTAGGTGCAGGTGGAAATGCGGTAGCAGATGAAACTAGATTGAACACTCTAAACTTAAGAGTAGATAGTGATACATTCTTTAATTCAAATATAACTGCTATATCGGGTTCTACGAGAGTTAAGAGTTTAGCGATAAATGATTTAAGTATGAGTAGAATTCCTTATGTGGATTCAACTGATATTTTAGTTGATAGTGCAAACTTTACTTATGATGGGGTAACATTCAAAGTAGGAGGTGGAGCATTTGAAATAGATGATACAACCGGAAATATAAGAACATCTGGTTCATTAAAAGTAAATGGTGGAACTACACTTCATTCAACATTAAATGTTAGTGGAGCAGTTGGTATAGCATCTACATTAATCGTAACAGGTTCTACCACAATATCTTCATCACTAAAAGTAACTAATACTGCTTCGTTCGCACATTTGGTTGTAACGGGTTCTACATTCATAACAGGTTCTACATTTATAGGTGGAAATTTAACAATAACTGGAAGTAACAGAGTTAGTGGAAACTTTGCAGTAAGCGGTACGTTGGATGTAAGTGGTAGTGCAACATTTGATTCTGATGTAAATATAACAGGAAGTTTAGCTATAACAGGTGGATTATCTGTAAAAGGAGCACCTATCTTATTTGGAGATTCAATGACAGATTCTATCATAATATCTGGAGGGTTAGAAATCACCGGTTCTCTTACAAGAAATGCTACAAATCTTAAAGCAACTGGTTCAAATAATCCCGCTGATGCGATATATACATTAACTGAGGCTCAAGCATGGAGTTCATCTTTTACAACTAATAATACTTCAAGTGGGGCGTGGATAAGAACTCCGGATGAATATTTAGAATATTTTGTTGGACAGGGTTCTAATAAAAGAAGATATATTACTCCAGTTTGGTTAGATGAAACACTTTACGCTGATGATTATTTCGATATATCAGTTGTAGATGGTGCAGATTCTGATTATGTTTATTAAGAAGTTATATATTTATACAAAGACACAGAATAAAAATAAAATAAAATGGCATTAGCAGGTGTAACATTAAGAATAACAAAAGGTAGTAAATTAACTATCACCGAATTAGATGGTAATTTCTCTACCATAACATCTAGTGTGGAGGCAAATACCGGTAATATTACTACTTTAAATAATAGAGTATCTCAATCAGTTATAGCATTTCCTAACTTATTGGCAGGAGCTAATGGTGCTGGAGGCGGTTTAATTACAAGTGGTAACTTATTTGTAACAGGAACTCTTAGTGTTTCTGGTTCTCAAACATATTCAGGTTCAGCAAACTTCTTAGGTAGAGTAATAGCAAGTGGTAGTGGTAACTCTGTATTGGGTTCAAACTACGCTAACGATACAGCGGCTGCAGCAGGTGGTGTTCCAATTGGAGGTATCTACCATAATGCAGGAGCAATCAGAATTAGAATAGTTTAATTTATTATAAATGGCAATCAGCGGAGTAACACTACGAAAAAATTTATCGGATAAGTTATCTATCGAACAAATGGATGGTAACTTTGCTGCTATTACATCTAGTATAGAATTTAGAGCAACAACTGCTTCTAATACTTTTATAGGAAACCAAACTATTACAGGTTCGGTGGTAATAACAGGTTCGTTTCAATCAACTACATCCGCATCATTTAATACAATAGTACAAATTACGGGTTCTACTGCAGGTATTGTGCTTAATAGTGGGGATAACCATAGAGCACTTCAATTGGGCTCAGTTACCGCATCGAACTATCCTACGGATTATACTGCTGAAAGTCAGGGAGTTCCATTGGGAGGGGTATATCATACAGATGGATACCTTAAAATTAGAACATCTGATACAGATAGAACTGCTTTCAATCTAAACTCAATTTCCGCATCTAACTATGCTAACGATGCAGCAGCAGCGGCAGGTAACATAAATTTAGGTGGAATGTATCATACAAACGGAACTCTGAAAATCAGATTAGTTTAAAACTTCTTTATTTGACAAACTGAATATTTATATGAGTAAACTCTTATATAGATGTCAGTAAATTCAACAATAAATCATTATCCTGGTTCATCATCGTTCTTCCCTGGAATGACTCCATTCGAAATATACGATAATGACTACCATTTTTCGAACGATGCACCTAAAGTAGCCCTTTGGTGTGTGAGAAGATTGGGGTATCCTATTATAGATGTAGAGCTAATCGATGAGCAATTATATGCTTGTTTTGAAGAAGCAACATCGGAATACTCTGCACAAGTAAATCAATTTAATATACGAAACAACTTACCTCAATTAATGGGGCAAGGTACGGGTTCTAACTACACCGGTAAATTAGTAGAGGGTTCTTTCTTAAATCAAACAATAAGAATTTCCGATGCATATGGAACTGTTGCAGGTGTGGGGGGAAATGCTGATATTAAAAGAGGGTGGGTGGATGCAACTGCATATACTCAATCGTATGATTTAAAAACTTTATGGGGAGAGGTAAGTGAGAGTGGAAAAAGAATTGAAGTAACAAAAGTTTACTTCGAACCAAAACCTGCATTAGCTCGTTTCTTTGACCCTTATGCAGTTAGTGGTATGGGTACTTTAAACATCACTCAGGAGTTCGGATTTAGTTCGTTCAGTACTGCTACCCAATTCGTATTAATGCCGTTCTATGAAGACCTTTTGAGGGTTCAGGCTATAGAGTTTAATGACCAGATAAGAAAATCAGCACACACATTTAATATAACAAACGGAAACTTACAAATATTCCCTTATCCATCTTATGATAATAGAATTTATTTTGAATATTATGTAAGAGATGAGTTTGATACAAATTCATTAGGAATTAGAGATGGTGTTATTTCGGATTATTCTAATATCAAATATGATTTTACTCCATATCAAAGAATTAATGATGTGGGAAGACAGTGGATTAGAAAATATACATTAGCATTAGCAAAAGAATTATTGGGTGCAATTAGAGAAAAGTATAATACTATTCCTATTCCAGGTGGTGAAACTACATTGGATGGTGCACAATTAAGAGCGGAGGCAACAACCGAAAAAGAAAATCTAATTACTATCTTAAGAGAAAACTTAGATGAGGTTTCAAGAAAAAAGATTTTTGAAAATAAAGCTGCTGAAGCACAACAACAAATGGAGATGTTGCAGAAAGCACCTTTAGCAATATATGTAGGATAATATGCCACGATTTAACTCCGCAAGGGATATAAAATTTTTCGAACAAATTTCTACTGAAATGGTTAACGATGTAATCGAAACACTGGTTACATTATTTAAAATCAATTCAGCGGAAACTTCATATAATCTTTATGGTGAAAGTTTAGATAAACAATACTATAGAGGAATGGAAACTTATTCTGTAATTGAAAGAGGTGAAACTGAAACTAACTATGAAGGATTTGGTCCAGATGCAAGTAGAACTTCTAATTTCCGTTTCAATAGACATACTTTAATTGAAGCAAATTTTTATCCTGAAGTTGGTGATATTATTTTATTAGATGGTTCATATTATGAGGTATCAAATGTTAATGAAGACCAATGGATAGGCGGTGGATATCAAAATAAGTTCTCTGTTATATGTGAAACATTCGTTACTAGAAATAGTGGCATCAATTTAGAAGAAAGAGTAAGATAATGGCAGATAAAAACTTTTCAAAAATAGTAAAGCAGGGTGAACAAGAAATGTTCTCACTATCATTAATTGATATTGATAGTACTATTGCATCCTATATGGAAAAGCATGTAATTCCTGAAATTGAACAAAATAAATCTAAGGTTAAAGTTCCATTGATTTATGGAAATGCAGAGAGATGGAAAGGTGCACAAAAAGATGGATACTTAAAAGATAAATTGGGAAAAATTCAAATCCCACTTATTATGTTTAAGAGAAATTCATTTGCTAAGAATGAAACAATGAAATTCTTAAAAGATGATAAAATTACATATCCAACTATTAGAAAGTTTTCACAAAAGAATGCATATGACCGTTTCTCTTTATTAAATTCAGAATTCAAAAAGAGATATGAAACTTATGATGTAAAGATGCCGGATTATGTTACTGTTACATACGAAGTAATGGTATGGACAAACTTTACAGAACACAATAATAAAATTATAGAACAATTCCAATACTTCACAGATAGATATTGGGGTGAGGAGGATAAATATAAATTCAGAGTTATGATTGATAACTTTGATAATCAACAAGAAGTAGGAGCAGGTACGGAGAGAATAATAAGAACAACATT